CTAGAGCAACGTGGGTATGAGACAGTACCTCTCAATGATGTTTACTATGTAGGTAAGCTAGGACTTACGCATGGTGTGTGGTCACCGAAACATCATGCCCTCAAACATGGCTTGGAATATGACGGGCCTCTCCTGTACGGACACAACCATACATACCAAGTGCATACGTTTAAAAGAAAAAAACGTAGGTACTCAGCTATATGCTGTCCATGTGTATGCAAGCTCGACAAGGATTGGCTGAAGAACAAACCTACTGCGTGGATGCATGGCTTTGCTAAGGTAGACGTAATGGAAAACGGATCGTTCAACGTATATATCATAACCATAACAGATGGACAGTTCTCCTTTGGAGGCAAGGTCTATAAGGGATAGGAGCAACATGGCTACCAACTATATTTTTAACATCGAAGATGGTGAAGAGTTTTATATAAAAAGAAAAGATGGGAACTTAGTTTTTAAGACAGGTGATTCGAAGGATGACAAGTGGGAAGTACTATGTATGACAGGCAAGGCAGATATAACTATACGTTCTGATGGTGCTGAACCTTTCAGGTTTATGTACACAAGAATAGATGATGATGCTAGTGATTTTCCTTGCAGTGACTAAGACAAGGATTCTTATACAGAGCGCGGAGCTGCCAAATACTACAGGTCTGAATATCCATTTCATATTCTAGGTTGAAGTATCCGGCAGCTTCGTCGTCTGTCATCCCCTCCGTACGTTCATCAAATGTCATGAGTTCTGAGGCTTCTACATCAGGGCATACGTTTCTTGGACATGGGCATGAGCTTCGACATAATTTTGCGCATCCGCTCACGAACGCGAAGGCGACTATCACTAGCCAGACCAGCAAGATCATCCACTTGCTTGCCATATTCAATAGCTTCCTTCTCGCGCACAGCTTTTTCATGGAGTTCCTTTACTAGTTGAATCTTCTCCTGATTTTTCTTGCCTCCCCAAAAGGCCAAGGCTACCATGCCTATAAGCAGGGCGCCTATTAAACCATAGCCCACTAGACTTGCACTCATTTCTTTGCGAGCCCACGGCTAAGGGCATACAGACCCTGAGATACTGCGCCAATTACTGCTGCCCACTCAGCCGGAAGAATCCCAGCAACAGCCGCGATAACCGCAGCAACAGTGGTAGCAAACGCGCACCAAAACTCTGAGGTTTTAACTCCCTTGGTAAATCCTTCGACTGACTTAACTTTTGTAACGGCCATAATATATCCTCTCGTGCTAGCTCCCATAGTTTATCCCAATCAAATTTTACTGGGTCGGTCTTCCTACCGGGAGCTATCTGGTAGTGACCTACAACCCTAGTCTTTCTGATACCATATAATAATACCAAGTCATGAATCAAGTTGGCAAGTGCGAACATCTGCTTCTGTGGATACGGATCCTTACCATCGTTCAGATTTTCTAACTCAATGCCTAGACTATATAGGTTGCAGTTGTCCTTGTCTTGCCATGTAGATCTACCTGCATGCCATGCCTTCATGTCGTCAGGTACCAGATGATAAATCTTTCCCTCTTTTGAAATCAGATAGTGGCAAGATGCCTCAGCCTCATGGCTACACATCCAAGTTAAACAGCCGGGCATAAGCCCAGCTGTAGAATGTACCACTATCATGTCTATTGCTCGCCCCTTACGGCTCGATCTGTTTGGAGAATCGCAACGTATCATAACCCACCTACTTTTCCGCCCTTCTTTGGGCCGAAGACAGACTCTATAAGGCTTTCACTTATATACTTACTCAGTGCACCACCAGTGTTGGAATCTATGGGGCCAGTGATCGGTGCTAGCTGCATGGCTTTTCTAATAGTATTCTCTGCCATGTATCTAGGACTACGATCGTACTGTCCTGACCCGGGTTGCAATGCAGCAGGTGCAGCAGCTATTTCAAATATAGAAGCAGGTGACATGGCTATCTGCAAGTAAGGCTGTGACTGCTTGACGAGATCCCATGCTGTTCTCTCTGGCTTCTTCATACCGAGCTTATCATATATTTTCCCAGTCATGTGCCACTTGAGTGCAGTAAGTGCTGCACCTTCTAGTGTATAGATGCCATAGTGAAGCGCGTTTCTCAGTGGCTCTCTTTTCTCAGCAGCTTTGATTGCCTTAACGAAGGTCGCCTTGTCTGCCTTGATCTCGTTCATGATGGCAGTGCCGAGCTCTACATCTATACCCTTCGCGCTTTTGACTGCCCTCTTGGTCGTCTGCTCTAGTAAGTTCATAGCCTTCAGACCTTCGGCAGCTGTTGCTTCTGGACCAAAGCCCCTACGAACTACGGCAGCGATCCTACCACTCTCAGTAACTGAGTTGACCAAGAATTCAGCAGCTCCCATAGGGAATCTAGTAAACTGTGCCATAGGCGCACCAACTACAGGTATCTCTCTGATTTTGCTTATCATGTAGGGCTCGGCTATAGATCCCATTTCAATCTGAGAATCGGCAGCTAGCTGTTCGCCTCTTACCTTAGCACGTTGAGCTATCTTCTTACCAGTAGGTGAATCAAGTGTCTTTACTAGGGCTTCCTGTACGTCACCACCAGATTCTTTCATGAACTTTAGAAACACAGGTTCTTGTGTCATCTGTTCCATGCGTCCCCATGTACGGCTTAACGTCCAGTTGCGTAGCTCGGAGACACCGAATATACCCTTGGAGCCAAAGGTTTCTCTTGGCATGGCATATTCTTCTCCAAGCATATGCATCCATGACGAATGATCCTCAGCTACATCAGCAAAGAAATCATCTATCACCTCAGCATAGCCTGTTTTGGGTTTGCCAGTAAGCTTGAGCTTGGCACCTATCTTAGACCCATATAGTTGTTCTGAATATTTGATAGCATCACCAGACACCCTCAACTTAGCAAGCCTTGCCTGTGGTGTGTTGACAGCAGATGCCCAAGCATTCCACTTCACAAATCCTTTGTATGCTCTACCTGCTACCTTGCGCCCGATCCTATTGGGCCTGAAGTAATCAGGCTTAACTAAATTTTTAGCCCACTTATCTGCTATCGTAGATACTGTCGTATCACTTATTGTTTTTCTCATACTAGAGAATTCTTTTACGAAGTCACTGTATCCCAGTTCTCTTATCTGTGACCTAGCATACTTACCAAGGTTATCTTCAGACCACAGCCCAGTCGATGGCTCTGATATGAGACCCTTGCGTTCCTTACTATAAACACTTCGTGCGTTTATTTTGTTTTGCTCGTTCAGCCAGTCACCTACCATGTTGTCTAGGTTCTTGGGATTCTCGATTGCTTCATACAGTTGCTTGTCTCTAAAGGCTAGGAACTCTGGATTCATCTCGGTAGCATAGTTTTCTAGAACTGTCATACCACGCTTCTCGCGTATGCCCTTGAAGGTATCGTTGAGTTCTAGTACTGCTGCATAAGCTTCTTCATCGGCTGAGTTTTTGAGATATTTAAATTTGTTTGATCTATCTGCAAGCGCCTTGTATACTCTCGACTCTGCTTCCTTGAAAGCAGGCTTCTTCATAGAGCCGTATCTTTTCTCTAAAGCTTTGTGGCCCCTCATCTTAAGGTCTCTATATAAGCCATTCATTTGGACGGTGAAGATGTTACCTTTGTCTGAAAGACCTATGACTTTGCCAGACTCCTTAACACTTTTAGCCAACACATTCTTAGGGTTAGCGAACATCCTGAACAGGTCAACCATTCCACCCTCAAAATTATCTACTAGCACCTCACCCTGACCAGAAGCTATAGTTCTTAGAATCTTTGAGAAATTGTTAAGATCATCTGGAGTCATGAGATCGATGCTAGCTCTAGGTAACGACATGTTGTCAGCTATTTGATATGCTTGGTCGATCGTATCCATCATCTTTTTGTTATGTTTATACGCACCTCTAAAGTCAGATACGAATAGCTTCGAAGCTGCTTCGTAATCAACACCAGTTGGGTCACCTATTTCTTCTATAAAACTCACACGTCCATCTGGCCCTGTGGTAGCTACCTGCTTCGTGCCTCTCTCTGGTGTAACAACTACTGGGTCACCCCACATTTGCTTTTCACTTACGAGAGTTCTACTCGCAGGGCCATCGACCTTCTCCGTGCGAACATAGGCATTGCCCCTCTTAACTATTTTTGTTTCACGTTTGTTAAGCAAGGATCTACCTCTACCCTGTGGTAATGCGGCTTCGCCAAGTGCACCAGTTGCGTCCTGTCCTGCGCCTGAAACAGCAAGACCCTGTTCATAAGGAGACGCTAACAAATCTTTTCCTGTAAGACCACGATCACTTCTGGCTGCCTGTACTGGGCTATATGCTGACTTAGCTTTGTACTTGGGTTGAGTAGCAGATAGGAGATCATCTATTTTATCGCTTGCTGTCTTAGTAAGATCCTTCTTCATGGCCTGCATGCTTTTCTTAGCTGAGTACTTTGCAGGTGTGAGCTTCACATCAGTGATGTAGGCTCTCATGGCAACAGGTATAGCTTCGTCTGATAGTTCTTGATTGATAGCTTGGATAGCAGCCAGCGTGTTAAAGGATGATTCTTCCATAAGCATATTTTTAGCAGCAGAGTTCGCCATCTGTTTGAACGTCTGCTTGCCTATGCCTTTGCGTCCTACTTTTTTTATAATCTTCTTACCTGTCTTCATTAGGCTCTTGGCAATACCAACGCCTACATAGGTAAGTGGATCGGTGGCTACCTCTGCAACTAACCCAGCCATGTCTGCCTTAGATGCGAAGTAGTTAAGGGATGTCATCAGACCACCGAAGTCTTTACCATATTCTTTTGTCATCTCTTCTTGATATGCGTTCTTCCCCTTTTGAAACTCACGTTCTGTTTTGCTATGCCATGCGTCATAGTCATCTCCCCATATAGCAGATAATACTTCTTGTCCTTCTGGTGCATCCATATGGCCTGCGGCATCAAAACTTTTTGCGAGGTCTACCTTACCTTTTTTCTTATAGCTTACTATTGCGCCTCTAGTTGTACCACCTATTAAATCTAAGGCATTGAGCATACCCATAGATGTGCCGGGGTCTGTAGGCAACATAGGGTAGGTCATCTGCGTCTTAAAGGCATTATCTTTAAGGAATTTCAGATGTTCCTGAGCAGCTACTTCTTCTTTGGTAGGCTCAACTGGAGCCTCCCACTTGTCAAAGAGGCTGTCTTCTTCAGGTTTGAGTTCAGACCATATCTCGCCACCCATATTTCTCATACGTCTGTTGCCCTCTAGATATAGATAATCACCTTCAGCTATATCCTTTGGAGCCACGTAGTCAAGAACTGGGTTGCCATCTTTTGTGCCAGCATAACGGAACGGAGCTTCCTGATTATTCTCTGGGTCTTGGGTCTTACCAAAGACGATATCACCTTCATGAAGACGTGAAATTTCGTTACCTTTGTATAGACCTCTGGGCTTATCTGTTTCTCTGGATGCCATGGCTTCCCCTTATCTTCCAAGTCTCTTGTTTATATCGTCGCTTACAGACGAGTTCGCCTTGGGTGCTTCTTTTGGCTCGCCGTTCTTATTGGTATCTGTGTAGTTATCGGTCTCTTTATACAGGGGCTTTATGCCCAACACGCTACCTGTATAAAAAGCATTCGGCTGCAACTTCCAGCTTGCTCCGCCCTCTAGACCTATCGCCTTCTTCGACATGGCTTGAGATAGAGCTACGTATGGAATCTCTCCCTGAGTTGTACCATCTGCCACAGAATTACGATAGTCGTCCATGTCGTCGTACTGACCAGCCATAGCCTGTATATTTGCAAGCGAAGAATGTAACATGCCTTCCTTGATAGACGTAGGTGCACCCTTATATTGAATCTCTATATTTGATTTTAACTGTTCCAAGTTTTTCTCCATCCACCCACTTACTTCATATGAATAATCTGTCTCGCTCTTGCCAAGTGCACCACCGGTGGCTTGGTTGGCTGCGTAGCTCATGCCCTTGTCGGGGAACATCTTAACGCCAGCATATATAGACAAAGCAGAAGCCTTCTTATTGCTTACATCTTTAGGACCGAAGGCACCTATGTTTGTAACACTTCTTTTGGTTGCGTTCCAACTTTTGAGAAGAGGGAGCATTCCCTGAAGAGCCGTGTTTGCATGTGGATCGCTCATACCCTGATACAATAATGACGCCACTAACCCATCAGTACTAGTAGGTATTTTTTTCTCTGCTCTTAACTCAGACGCAGAAGCAGGATCACCCATCATCGTAAGTGCAGCGGCTTGCTTCTTACCACCTTCACCACCTACATATTGTGAGTCATCTTCTTCCATGACGCCTTCACCCATAGCTTTGAGGTTCTTACGCTATGCTCCCTTTTCCATGGCACCGCCAATAGACTGGAAGCCAGCAGCCAAATCTCTCATACCCTGTATTATAGGGTTTTGTTCTCCACCTGAATACATATCGTCTCCTTTATCATATACCAGCTGCGCCCATCATTCCCGGCTCTTGTACCTGTGAGCCTCCACCGAATATATCTCTTATAGCACTAGCACCACCCAAAGCACCCATGCCACCCATTATTCCAGAAGCTCCTTGAGCTACGGCACCTAGCCCGCTCATTACAGCGCCTGCGTACATACCTGCTCCACCTTGATGCACTGTATTCGTAGTGGTTGGTTGAGCCATGCGTTCATTTAGCTGATAGCCCTGTTGGACATCACCTACATGTGCGGCATTTGATAGGTTGCCTAATTCAGTCTGTCTAAGAGCCGACTGATACCCAGCTACTTGCGCCCCCATGCCCAATGCTTGGGCTGGCTTGTTTATAGTGAAGTAGTCTTCAAGCTGTGAACCACGCTGTTGAATACTTTCCTCGAGAGAAGCCCTGCTAGAAGCCACGGCTTCCTTGCCAGAGCCTGTACGTTCAGCTACCTTGACTCTCTCAGCTTCAATGCCTTCTAAGTTTCTACCTTGTCTTTCAGCAAAAGCTGCCTCTTCACCTGCAACAGCCTCTTGTCTTAGCCCGGTAGATTCAGCCGCCGCAGTTCTCTTGGCACCTACATCTTCATAGCGTATGCCCTGCTCTCTAGCTTGGTTTGCTTCATCATACGATAACTTCTCTAACTTGCCACCCGTTTGAGTTGCAAGACCAAGTGCCATCATAGATTCCTGTTCAGATAGAGATAGATTGGTAAGACTTATATCTTCCATCATCTTATCCTGTAGCTGAGCTTGGAACTGAGGATCAAACTGAGAGCGGCCAAGAGATGCTGCCATCTGAGCACTTTTAGATACGTTCTCTTTGTATCTCTTCTCCATGCCCTTCGCAGCAAGTTGTCTTCTTATGCCAAACAGTCTGTTCATTTCGTCTTTAGCTTTTCCATCTGTATTATTGATCTCTGTTCTTACGCCCTGCAGTGCGGCTGCTACGCTATCTCCTGTCTGCCCGAGCCTAGTTTCTTCTTCAGAGAGACCAGTCAATACGCCCTCTTTGGTCTGATCTATTCTATCTGATACTGCACTTATGGCAGCACCAAACGAAAGACCAGTTTCCTTAGCTGCGGACTTAACCTTATCGAGAGCCGCGTTCATACTGATACCGGTAGCTTCGTACTCAGCCTTGATGTTGTTAAGGAGAGGCATCATGGCATCTCTCATGCCAGCCATCTGGTCAGACACATATGTGCTTTCATCAGCTGACATCGAGAGCTTGCCATCCATGAAGTCAACAGCGATGTCGTACATCTTACCTTCCATAACATCCTGACGTTCGAGGCGCTTGGTCTTCATAGCTGCTAGTTTTTTGCCAGTAGCATTAAGTTCCGTAGTCGTCTCTGTCTTCGTATGTGTACGTTCTTCAGTCAGCTCTGTATTGACACCATTCAGCTCTCTCTGAATCTGGTTTATCTGGTTCCCAAAAGAAACCTTCTGCTCTGGAGGAGCCGATGCCATCCTAGTTTTGAGGTCTGCTATCTGAGTATTGTACCCATCTATCTGAGCTTCGTACCCAGCTATAGCCGTTGGGTTCTTAGGTACTGTCTTAGTTGTGACATCATAGCCTGACTCCTGCATGTGTGCCTCGATCATGCCCATTGCCATGCCTTGGAGCTGCTGCTCTTCTGGGCTAGCATCTTCTAGTTCAACTTTATTTGTAGTCGTAGTTTCAGTTGACATATCCTGACTCCTTATTGATGTGGCAGGCTAATTCGGTAATACATTCAGGTACACGCTTGATGTTCCATACCTTTAGCTCTTCGCCGTATAAATCTATATTCTCTACCCCTATTATATGTATCTCTGTATCGGGTGGCTTAGCTACATACACCAAGCATCCACCATATTCACACTCGGCTGTATAAACGCCTCTGTCTAAAACAGATTTGATGTTCGCTGTTGGCATGCCTCTTCCAGTCGCCACGTGAGCACCATGTTTTACTACGCCTGTGATTTTATCTTCCATTTGTTCTGTCTCCCATAGCCTTGAGTATATCTACTGAGTCTCCACTGGCTAGCCCCAAACAATTCACGAACTCGAAGCCTATACTCTTGTATGTCTTAGCTAATGCCGGACCATATATATTGTCCATGACTGTAGTTGTTAACTTCGTAACACCAATGGATATGAGATCAGCTATCAGCTTCGCGCATATGTCTACTGCGAGTTTGGCTCTCCCCATTCCATCGTTCCTCTCCACCCTGTACTCCTTGTTCACTACTAGGTGGTCGATGAACGCCGTGTTGCAGTTGCCTGTTATTGCCCAGACATAGCCTACGACGACGTCGCCTTCTACTGCTACGATCCCGTACTCTTTGATTTCTTCCCATAATGGCACCGACATCTGGTTGTTATAGAATAAATCACATAGTCCTGCGTAGTCATATTCAGTAGCTTTTCTTATATCCATGTTCCCTCCATCGTTGACTACAGAATATCAAATTTTAATCAAAGCTCATAGCTTTTCTGCTTCACATGCCTCTATCTCTAGCGGGTTATACTGATAACCATACTTGATGTGATAGTATATATACAATGGCAAGAAGCCAACTATCCAATATCTAACCCATTGATCCAAGTGCTTCTGTTCGTGTCGTATAAGCCGTTCATCTGATACATACATCTTAGGATAAATAAATACGAACGGCCACAGAGTCACACCTACAGTACCGGGTGTAATTTTACCCGCGAGTCCTACAACTAGTTTTGCCGTCCAATTAGTTATTATCATTATGTCGCCTGTGATGGTAAGTTAACTACCGTGAATGTTCTACTAGTTGTAGTATGCCAGTCTGGGTCGTTTGAGTTATCAGCTACTCTTGTATTTATAGTGTGACTGCCATGTGATAACGCGGAATGTGGAATAGTTGCTGACCACGATGTGGTGCCTGTGCAAGTAACCCATGCAGCCCCGTCCACATTATACTGAACATACTTTACTCCATTCGCATTTGCTGCTGTTCCACTTATAGCAACGCCAGTTCCAGTTCTGTAATGAGTAGAGCTGGCGGCGGGAGTTGACCATGCAGCGGTGGATGCTACAGGAGTATAATAAACATAGATTCTACATCTGTAGACTCTACTATAAGACGAATAACTTTCGAATTCTGACATTACATTACTTGCGTCTGTCCAACTCCATGAACCATCTAGTGCGGTTACATTGTAGTTGGGACCTGCAGGGCCATATGTTCCAGTTCTTTGATTGGTAATCTTCGTTACAGCCTGTGATGCCCTGTTGTATGGAGGGGATATGGCGGTGTTTATGCTTAGATATTCGCCATCACAATAGTAATGTGGCTGTATATATACAGATGTTATTGTACCGTAGTTTGTAGTTGGACAAGTGTTGTTAGTATAGTTGCACCAATATCGAGATACGTTAGTCGGTGCATAAGCATAGCTACCAGTAGAGTCGTTGTCGGCACCAGAGAGGTTGGTCATGGCAGTAGGATAGCCATCAATGCCTGTCATATAATATAGTCTAGATGCAACCATGATTAGCTCCCAAGTAATTCATAAACGAACCATACCGTTAAAGTTTCTATATTCAGGGTAGTTGGTAAATCAAGATTTATGATACTGCCAACTGCTACGTCGTAATATGTCGTAGTAGCAGTAAACGTATTCACTGTGCTAGCCACAGCAGCGGCAGCCCCTGGGTCAAGATTACCAGTTAAGATGTTTTCAGAATGAACAGGAGGATTAGCTGATGTCCACTTCTCTAACATGATAGGATATGCCGCGTTTTCATTGAGGGCCATGCCTACTTTGGTTATCCTGATACCGTATGGCGCCCACGTTACATCTACATATAACATCGGTACTCTATCTATTTCATCCTGTATATATTCTGGAAGGACATATGTTTTTTGACATATCTGAGGGACTGCATAAACTGCACTGAAGGTAGCCGCCGCAGGAGTAGTTCCACCTATGACCGTTCCGTCTATCGTGCCGCCATTTATGTCGGCTGTGGTTGCTACCAAAGCATCAGTCGTTATCGACGTAGCTGTAGTAACTGTACCTAAGTCAGCACATACTTCACCTGCTGCTGTCCAGTTGCCATCTATGGTTCCGTACCACGTACCGCCGTTGATGTCTGGTGTGGTAAGCGTCTTGTTCGTAAGTGTCTGTATAAAATCTTCAAACACAAACGTATCATCGCCTGTAAGGAGAGGAAAATTCACAGCCCTATTGGCTGCAAGGTCTGCTGCTCTAGTAAATACGTAGTAGTGATCATCAGCTGAATCAGACAATGCAAAGTCAGCAAACACCGAGACTGTCCCAGTAAAGTTAGTTGCTCCAGACAGCTGCACTGTACCTGTGAACGTCCATCCAAGCGCAGACACTCCAGTATCCCACTGCCTTATAGGAGTGGCGAGGTTGGCTAATCCATCATTATCTAATGAGTAAGTAGAACCCTGAGTATCTATACGCAGCTGGTTAAGATCGTTAACCATGTTCTGCGCCCACGTAGTAAGAGGATCTTTGATATTATCCCAGTTGTCCTCGACACATGTAGTACCAGTATTCCAGTTCTTTGTTATGTTAAGTGCCTGTACTGTCATAATAGCCCCTTATATTTTTTCTACCGACATCATGATGATTCCATTTGCATCCGAGCCACAGACTACGTTTGCGTTCACCGCCGTAGTTGCTCTGTTATATTTCTGCAGGTAGATAGTTTTTGCAGCAATATCAGCCCAAGTAAATATATACGAAATGGTAATCGGATTTATAACTAGGCCACTGTTTCCTGCTGTAGCTGGCAGATATCCACCAGAATTAAAATGGTATGAAGCACTGGTGCCATCACTAAGTCTGAATGACGTCTCTATGGTGAACTCAGTTGTCGTTGACGACGTAGCTCTGTGTGTAAACATAAAAGTAACTTTATACTTTCCAGCTTTCTCGGGTGTCATCGTGACTATGGCATTCACTGCATCTACTGAAGCCCAAGCTCCGTCAGCTGTAGTGCCTATGTCTATGTTGCCACCAGAATATGAACTGAGTCCAGTTTGTTTGTCGAACAAGTTGTAGGTATATAGAGCAGCGCCAGTGTTACCAAACGTGTAGGTAGACGCTCCATGAGAATCCTTAGCCAACTGTTCAAGGTTGTTCGTAAGATAGGTATTCACATACGTCTCTATGGAGGCCATGGATGCGTTCAGTTGAGCCTCAGTTAGTTTCTGATTATCTTGATAGCCCTCGGTTATGTTTAGATCACTTATCAGTACAGCCATAATTCCTCCTTATGAAACAGTCGCTTCGTTTGAATCTTCAGCAGCTTCGGCTTCTATAATGTATCCATATATTTCACAGTCTTCACTTATATTGTCTTCGTTTGCTGGGTTATAAAATGCTAGTCTGATTCCATTTCCTGAACCCTCTATGGGAACCACAGACTTTTTGAGATAGCCACCACCAGAACTACTTTCTACATCGCTTTGTACCACGGTCTGGTTTCCGATCGTACCACTGCCTATAGGGAAGAATCCAATCAAGGATCCTTGCTCATATAGATCGGCAGCTCCTTGGGCAGTTGTATCACCCCATGTCATGTCGATCTCTTCTGTGGTCACGCCCTTATTATCTACTTGATAGGCTATCTGAATAACTCCAGTTGCCTGTGGTCGATACAAGACTGTAAGACTTTTAAAGTTCCAAGTCATATCTGGGTGACCATCTGGATATACAGTTGGGGATGCTATTAACATACTCTTTGCTTCACCTAGATCCATGACTATATCTTCATCGAAGATGCCGATGTTAATATCTTCGCGTCCTACCAGCGTCCTAGCTTTCGATCGTGAATCTATGTAGATACATATGCTTGCACAATCGAAGTCCTTACGCTGGTACCATTGTCCTATGGTCATGTTATAACACCAGAGGTGGTCATTTGTTTGTGAGCCATTCTTTGTCAACGCTACCAAGTAAGACGACATGTCTGGATCGTACACCGCTTGTATGTTGCCAGACTTAAAGAAGTTAGTGTCTCTCCTAAACGACTCATGTATTGGGAACGATAAGAACGACTGTTCAACGTCACCATATTTGTCTGTTGCTGAAAGGCTATGGATACCACGATCCGAAGCCCAGAGAATATCGTTGGGGGTGGCTACAGCTGAGTTATGCTCAACGCAACCAACCCCTTTAACCACAACGTCTACGGAGAATGTCGTAGTGCCAAGATCTGCAGAATACAATTCACGTATTCGATACAAAGACCTACGCTTAGCAACGTAAAGATCGCCGTGGAAGCCCGGGAATATAGCCGTAATACCTACTGGATCACTGTCACCTGAATCTATATCTATAGATCCTGCATTCCCGGGAGCGAGAATGCGCCAGTCAGTAGGGTCACCTGCGCTTGAATAGTATAGCCTATGAGGAGCCGTTGGGTTCCCCGCAAGCCATAAGCGCTGCTTATGTGTACGGCAATGTTTAAACACTGGGTCAGGATTTGTTACTACATCATATGATGGTAGATGCTGTGCATTAGCAGCAAAGCATACGTCATCGAAGTCTTCCATGTCACCAGTTTGATTCCACGTTACAGGAGGAGTCTCGGACATACATCCTATGATAAGTCCTTCGAACACATCCCATGATATGGTCTCATCAACTTCGGCATCAATCGATCCAGTGATATTAGAGAACGCGCCATCGGCACTGTCTGCGAAGAACTCGCCTCCAGCGAACACAACTACCTTTTGAGTCTGCACACTAGCGACGTTACGCCAATATGCGAACATGCTCCTCATATTAGAAGTAACATCTGGACGTATGCCAGACTTGTAGTACGTGTTGAGCCCCCAGAACTTTTTACGAGATCCATTCACTGTGAAGATTACATTATCGCAATCCCACATGGATAGTGGATCTTGAGCACCCGGCATAGATGACTGGTCTAAGCCCTTGGTAGCTGGGAAAGCTCTTATCTTTCCAGTTCTCTTACTCATAATCGAACCTGTATCCCCTAGATCTTCTACGTCTAGCGCTTCTACTGTAGTACCTTCGCAAGTCTGGTTTCAGTATAGGCTTGTTCGTAGTCGATTCAGTATCGTTCATCATCTTTCTTAGCGTTCTTTCAAACTTGGTATCGTACTTGTCACCCATCTCGTTGTTACGCTCACGATAGAACATGTCTGCTAAAGCTCCGTACATAAGAACATGCCTTTTATCTACAGGCATAAGTGGTTCATCATCGTCTGCGTCTAACGGGTTCATCTTTATAACGTAATCAAGATGGAGAACATAATCAGATTCTGGTATCAAAGGATATGTAAGCGCACGTAAGTCGTTGTCTTCAGAACTGTTAAGGTAGTCATACCCAAGGACAAACTGTCCGAGAGGAGCCCCCTCATATGCTTTGAATCCGTATGCAGTTACTGCGGTTGCCTTACCTTCTCTGCTAGGAGATGCTACGGCCCTATCTATGAATTCTCTAGGAGATAATATCTCTAGGGGGGTACGCATGTAGTCATGCCATACGCTATCTATTTCTTCACAGTCAGGTGGTAGCCCTATCATGTACTGGAACATCGTGTATGAAGAAGCAGCTGAAGTTCCTCCTACGTATGGTGCAGAGAGAAGAAGCGTCTGTGCTGCAACATCTATAGAGATTACGTTGTATACTTCTGGAGAATCATTGAATGATATAAACCATCCATTGTGATCAGCTTCCCATAAGGACCCCGTTCCAGTCACTTCTCTATCTTCGTTGGTAAGACTCACAGTGCCATCTGTATGCTTACCCTTGATAACTAAATCATGACGAGCCATCATCCAACGCCACTTCTTCATGAAGGATACGGCTTCGTTTCTTGTATTAATAGCTTCCTTCACAGACTCTACAAACTTAGCATCTGTGGTGGGAATCTTGATTCTTCTAGAAACTGCGTTTATTATATCGCCATATGTTTTGATTCTATACGCTGACATATGTTCTCCTTATCCTGCTAAGTACGTTCTCATCTTTGCCCAGTATAGCTTGATGGCAATCAAAATAACTGCAACTGACCCAGATGCATATGCGAACATCTTGCCATGTCTGTCGACTCTGTCGTGTAGAGTCACCACCTTAGAATCCAACTTGTCGAACTGTACTGACAAATGTTTAACATCAGCCTGAGTGGATGCTACGTTGCCATGTATTTCTAGAAGTATCTTCTCGGTATCCATTTAAGCCCCTATGCCTTGCGTCGTCTTCCTCGGTTAGATTTAGCTGGCCTTCCTCTTTCACCTCTTTTTGGTTTAGGGTCACCCTTTTTACCTATTCTGGGTGTTCCACCACAACTACCTTTTTTTGTTTTCGTCATGTCAACCTCTCTATGTAGCTATTAGTGTTCCGAATATGTAACCTGTTGCTGTTCCTGAAGTTCCACCATCTGCAACTGTTAAGTTGAAGGATACTAAACCAGCGGTGGATAGTACAGTGTTATCTGAGCCGCTACAGTCACTCGTACGTTGTTGCACAGCATTTTGTGGGTAGGCTATACTACTGCGTATATTATCAGCATCTATATTATTGCCAACTTTTAGCGTTCCACCAACATTCAAGGCCTCAGAGGTTTCGGTTACAATTACAATTTGTACGTTTATCAATCTATATCCGTCAGGCATATCAAAATCTGTTACTGTTTTCCCAGTTGACTTGAGATTAATTCCACCCTTTGCTGTCTTACCCAACAAAGTCACTCCGTGTGTTTCAAAGTATATGAGAGGGACTGGTTCGTCTTGTTCCTCTGGCTCATCAAAGAGGACGGCCTCACCAGAGAAATCAAATCCAATACCGCCGTTTGTAACTGCACCGTCCACGCCAACTCTAAGTAGTTCTTTCCCTGTGCCGTCTGTAGTTTTTATAAGCAAAGCTGCATCTGTCGCGTCCATGTTGCTATAATCGGAAGCGTTCTCGAATGAAGAAGCCGTTACCGCTGGCCCTCCAACAAGTTTGTATGCTCTTATATTATCTAAGAATATACTTTCGTCTTCTGCACCTTCTCCAGCTTCGTGCGCAAACATAAGGCTTAGTCCACCTGCCTCTGGACATGTAACATTATCAGATATATATTCAACATAAGCTCCTGTTAAGGTCCTTACGTCTTTGCAATCGTCATCTTTATCTGCAATAGGTTTCCATTCCTCGGAAACCCAATCATATATCAATGTAGCATCTTCAAAATCTGATTCATTAAGAGCTATGAATGTAAAATTACTAGCATCGTCGGCGTTCTCCCTTTTGACGTATACCTTTGCTTTGAACGACTCTCCTGCAACTGGTTCTTCAGCTATCTTTTGGTCAACCATTACCATACCAGAATCGCCATCTGCGTCTGATGTTAACTTCATGGCGTATGTACCAGACTGAGAATCTGCGCTTCTTGTTACAACCCAATCACTGTCGTTGTCATCAATATAATCTTCCGAATCAAACCCACCGGGCCATCCTTCATCGGTGGTATCGGGGTCTTCAAAACTTCCATCAGCTAATACGCTAGCACCACCGCTAGTCGGTTCTAGCGTAGCTGAGTCTATCCAAGATATTTCCCCACTTACCGCAGACGAGGCTATAACTACATTTATTGTGCCACTCTCGGGAACATCTAAACTAGCAGAATCGGCGTGAGTGTATTGTACCCAAGATGTAGTAAGATTGTGAGTATCAGTGTTATTGCCAATAGGACCAGCACCTATAGCTTCCCAAGCATGGCTACTATTATTCCACATCTGGGTTGCCGTAGCGTAAGGTGCATTTAAAAATATAAGATTTATCGAACTTGCATCAGCCTCGTATTCTTCTGAGTCTGGATATTTAGCGTAAATCTTAAATGTGTATTCGTCGTTTTCGGTTAAACCAGTGACAGCTTGTTCTATCGCATATGGGCTGTCGTCATCATTTTCCAATACAACTGCGTAAGTACCGGCGTGAGGTGTGACACAATCGTCTTCATCTGTACCACCCCAATCGGAGGCGAACCACCCGTCACCATCAAATGATTCATTATCTATGAAAGACCAAGTGTTTCCATCATCAAAGTCCCAATTCTCAAGGTCTGGATTGGCTAAAAGTTGTGAGCCTTCCGTTGGGGCTTCTTTGACAGCGGTATTTACAAGACTACTTTTATACTTCCAGTTGCCATTGCCATCGGCGGCTGCAAGAAGGGTTCCGCCAGTTCCATCTGCTAGGTCATCATAAACTTCAAATACATTTTCAGTTGTCAGTCCTTCTGTAGAACCAACCTTGATGCCATCTTCTCCTGCCTCTTGCCTTGAAAATAGGGTGAAAGCCTTATCGTTATTCTGTATGAGTAGAAATTCTTGGCCTTCGTTGTTCTCTATACCTAGCCATTCGGTGCCGCCATCAACCGATAACTTCACACTATAAGTATCATCAACTGACGCTGCACCATTCCAAGCAGCACCAGTAAAGGTAACGGAACCTGAAACTTGGTTTGGAATCAAGGCTGTGGCATCGCCTACTTTTTGGATCTCCACATTATCAACATCCAAATCGCCTTCGATTAAAACATTTCCATTAACATTGAACTCGCTTGTTAAAGCAGCGGCTATAGCATACCCAACGCCGACCTTAGTAGAGTTCAGACCCATGTAAATTCCGCTATCGCCATCAACAGCTAATCTCGCAGTACCTGTGGTCGTTGTATTATCTGCAGCTGTGTACCAAACTATCTGAGTAGCGGCATTTGCTAATGCAGACCCACCGCCATAATTAATTGTATTTGCGGTCGCTGTTGATTGAGATATGAATAGGCCGAAAGGTTCTTCACTCATATCATAGTGGTTCATTATATAACGGCCTATTTTAATAGTGCTATCAGCCTCACCATCAGATAAAAGAATCTCTCCTAGCGAACCTAACGCTGATATTCTGTCGTAAACCTTTAAAGGAAGACTAGAAGATATCTGAGTAGCCTCACGTGTAAGCCCGTAAGTAACAGTGCCAGAAGCCCCGCCATCTGCTGACTCGATGTTATCGAAGACAGAATTTATAGTCGGTGTCCCAGCTTGGAAAAATGAATATGCACGCGCAGGGGTTGTGTTATTGGTAACGCTTATTCTGTTGCTGTAAGAAGCAACACTAGCAGCTGACCCACCTGAAGCATAGAAAGCTGCTACGTCTGCTACACCAGCTCCGCTTCTACTAACGCTTATCTTGTTGTTCTTAAAATCCTGAGGGATTATGCCAGTTACTACGTAGCCACTTCCTATCACATAGTCTGCTACTTCATCATCAACGTCGATGCTAGAGCCTGAGACATCTAGCTCCCCATCTCCACCGAATGAAGCCAAGGCAGTCACCGATGTAGCATTCTCTCCATCTACACTAATCTGGCTATCTTTAACACTGATGTATCCATCTAGGTCTATGACAAACGGAACCTTGACAGCTGTAGCTTCTGCACCTTCGTTGCTATAAGAAACAATACTACCCTTGCCTATACTTACCTCTCCAGACCCAGTGATCTTAACCACTGATGGCTGGGCTGCACTTGCGATAGCTGTGGTATTATTAGTTGCTAAAATGCAGTTCTCAAAGATAACATTGCCATCATTAACCGTGATGTTATTTTTAACAGTTGTTGTTGCCCCCATCGTCAACGTAATATTTTTCACTACGCAACTAGCATAGTCTGCAACATTCAGTATCGCAGCATCAGCACCAGCTATAGTCGTATTGAACACATCACCAAGCCCTATCACGCTTTGATAGTTTGCTGTAAAATCTATTGTACTTGCGTAGGTTCCCGGTGCTACTAAGACTATCAGCCCCGCTGTAGGGTTGAGTGTTAGAGCAGATTGCACAGATGTGTAGTCTCCGCCACTCACAGCCACGTAAACAACATTCTCTAAATACGAAGCTACTGAAGTGAATGATGCATTACCAAGCGAATCTATCCACGCAACTTCAGCTCCGAGTGAATTTAGGATAGACTTCTTATTTGCGCCTATGCTATCACCTAGCTTAACAGTAAAATCATCCCCTAAAGGAACCATGATATCGGTGACGTCGTTGCCATATGTTTGGGTTTCGCCATGGTAAGATGAACT